GGTATTTGATATGACCTGTAAGTATTTATAATATCCTCTTGTAGTGCTAGAGGAATCTCATCTAAATCAATCAACTTTTTATTTCGTTGATAATTTAATCTTGTTATACTACCAAGTGGTATGTTGTCTAATTCTGCCCACTCTTGTAATCTCTTTTTATGTATTGGTTGTTGTTTTTCACCTGTTACAAAAACATTATCATCAGATAAAATATTAGGCACGCCATCAGAACGGTCACCTTTTATAATTTGTTCATGTAAAAATTTTATTGGGTCTTCATCTTTAATAAATTTCTTTTGAATCGGACTATATTGTTTTACTTTAGGATATTTGTGCAACTGTATAAAATCTTTATCACCAGATACTATCATAACATTTTCTTTATTATGATTTGCTTCTCTACATAGTATAGCAATAATATCATCTGCTTCTGCATTATCTACCGATAAAACCATGTAAGGAAAGTTTTCTGCAATCTCTTGTTTTACAACTGTAATAATATCAAAAAGGTCATCCCATTTATCCGTTGATTCTTTAGTTTCAATTCTACCTTGTCTTCTTTGATGTTTATAGTTAGGAAAATATTCTCTACGCCAAGGGTTTGCTGAATCAGCACATAATATTTGTGTGCCATACTTCTGTTTAAATTTTAAATTATATCCTCTAATACTATTCAACACCATATGTCTAAACATATCTATATTAGGTTCTTGTTGTCCTCTTGTTTGTGCCATATAATTAGATATCAACACTTGGTTTAAATCAATTAAAATCATTTATCATCTTCCGGTTCTTGTGTTGGTTTCCAATCAGAAATATCTGATATACTTTCATTATCTGTTGGGTCTGGTGGAAATTCAAAATCTGGTTCAAAAATTATTTCTTGTTCATCTTCTTCGGATTCCTCAAAAGAAATACCTGAATTTTCATTACCTAACATATTTTCTTTTAAATCTTTAGGAACTAAAACTTTACTATAATTTATTATAGGTTGCACTTCATTATTAGCATTATATTGAATAGTTATAATTTTATCTATCAATGCTTGTGATATATGATTTCTATTCAAATCTCTATAAACTAATGCTCTAATCATTTCTGTGATAAATCCTAAATCACCATAAAAATGTTTTTTGTTTATATCACATCCATAATCTACTAAATGTTTTATTAATGATATAGCACACTCATCTACACAAGCTTCAACTAATTCTAATTCTTGTTGTTCTCTTTCTTCACCAACTGTTACATTCTTAATAGAATGTTCATCAACCATATTATCAAATGGTTTTATTTTTCCACCATTAGGGAATTGTATAATATTATCTTTATCCTTACTCAACTTTCTCTCCTTTGAAATTGACTAGACCTTGGTCATCAAAATATTCAACTAACTGATGATACCCACCAATTAATTCACCATCAATTTTTATTTGTGGCATTGTTTTAATTTTTCTTCCTATATCTTCTAACATATCATCTACTGTTTTAAAATCTTCTAATTTTTTTTCATCATACTTTACACCAAGACTATTTAACATAGTCTTGGCTTTAGTACAGTATATACAATTGTTTTTACTATAAATTACTACTTTCATTTGAACTCATAGCATCCCAATTATACATCTTATTTAACTCACCCATAGGTAGTCTTAATCCAACATATGCACGATAATTACCATCTTTAGTAATTGTAACATCTTGTTTAAAGATTTCATACCCACGAACTGGAGTATCTTGTATTGAATTAACTAAGGCACTTTCAACTTCAGTTATAACATGTTTTTCTTTATCTTTACCGATTTCAGAAATGAACTGTTTACTTTGTTTGTTCATTGTGCCTTTTATCATATCAGCAATTTCAGATTTTGCAATCATCTTCGCCTTCTCAATCGCAAGGTTTAAATCAGGCGATACAGATGTACCTGCCCCAAATATACACATACCTTCTTGAGTATCTTTACCACATAGTTTCATGTTAGAATAATCTGCCATGAACCAACCTGGAACTGTTGTTACTAAATCCGTGCTTTCAGTTTTAAATGAATACATTGGATTGTTTGTTGTTGAACATGCACCTAATGTTAATGCAAATACAACTATTATATAATTTTTCATTATATTACTCCTATCACTCTATCAATAACACTATTTATACTGCCACTAAGATGTATTACAACTTCTTCAATCGTAAGACTAGTCATAGTAATAATAATGAATCCAAGAGTAAATATTATTATATTTTTAATCATTGGACCTCCCAATCACCAGATTTTGTAAGACATGCTTTTCCTGGTGTTTTAAAAGCATGATTCGGTCTATCATAATACCTGCAATAACTTGGTGCATTTGTATCACGATAATAAAATTCTGAAAACAATTCCCAATAACCTGGTTCATCAAAATTTTTTCTGCCGTCTGCACAGATTAATTTTTCTTCTTTGGTTACGGTATCACCTTTTGTTGTTATTATAATTTTTGTAAAACAATATTGTTGTTTTATTGGTTTTACTTTAGGGTGAAATTCTTCATCTGCAACTGCACCTGCCCATACAAATACCCATGATAATAAAATCAATTTGCAAAATACTATAAATCCATATTCATCTTTATTCATTTGCACTCACCCATTCTCCTGTATAAGGATTTCTATATGGTTTTTCTAACCATCTACCATCTGGCATTTGACATGCCGTTCCAAATTCTGTTCTTCTGTCTACATTACCCATACCAATAACTGGCCATGAATTTGTTATATCAACGGTCACATCATAATCAACACATTTAAAAGGTCCTTGATAATATAAACTTGTTGTTTTTATTATACCACTATTACCTGTATTTCTGTTGTGCCAATTTGTATATGATGAACCACTTGTTGCAACATTCATGTGGTCTACAAAAGTGCCATAGTGAACATCATAGTCTGACTGATACATATATTCTGCACCTGCAATTGCACCACCTAAAGTACACATTGCAATTACATATGGATTGTCAATACCCATTTGAACACAAGCGACTGTCGTTGTTGTTGCACCTAAACCGGCGCCGATTTGAGACCTGGTCGCCAAACATCCTTGTAAGGACAACCCAATCAATACGATAGCGAATGTTCTAAGCATTCTTTTTTGCTGGATACTTATTATATTTTCCTTTGTCATTTGCTATCTCTCTACACATTTGTTGTATGTCTTTTATCATTGTATCAATTTCTATCTGTGATGATACTCCACTTGTTTCATCATCCTGATGACCGTATTTTGCTATCCTTAACTGTTCTGACTTATCATAAATTACACGAATTTTGTCGCACATTGAACTTACTTTATGATACATTTTTTCCTCCCAAGGTTAAAATGAGGTGCCCAATTAAGGGCACCTCTAGTTTCAATTAAGAACCGTAAGCGAAACCTGTTCCATAAAGTTTCTTGATACCAGCAGCCACAATCGCTTTAGATGGTGTTCCCATACGATATGAAGTGTTGTTACCATTAGTGCCTGTGTTTTCATTGATATAAATCATGTGTCCTTCTGAGCGTAATGTATCAACCATTGCTCTAGGTGATGTTAAATCAAATCTACTTCTTAGGGTTCTCCAGAATACTGGTTGTCCTTTAGATAGTAAGTTTAGCACTTTTTCTTTTTTGCTTAGTCTAGCTCTTGCCATAATATTTCCTCGTTGTTGTTATATTGTGCATTTAAAGTCTACATGACTATTACATTTATAGTAATTCTTTATATTATAGGACATTTTCAAGCATATGTCAAGCTTTATTTTCATCTTTTTTATGTTTGACATATCCTCGTTTATCTCTCTTTTTCCTATCCACCTCAACGGTGGCTTTACAAAACCGTTTTAACCATTTTTGAACAAAGTTTCTAGTCTTACTCACAGTCTGGTTCTTCTTCAGTTTCAGTTTCGGTTACAGGTTCATCTTCTGCAACTGTTATTGTGATGACTTTTTTGCCATCAACATCTAATGTTATTGTTTTATTATCCGAATAAACAGGATAACTTCCCAATAATAATAATATCATAATTAAATTTTTCATTAATGTATACTCCTATCTTTCATTTCTAATTCCATATTTCTTTCAAATTCTTCAATTTCCACATTATATTCTGCAATAACTGTATCAATATAATCTAAAATTTCTATCTTAATTGGGTCATCTGATTTTAATATTGAAACGCTTGCTTTAATTAAAACTAATTGTTCAATAAATTTTAAAAACTCATGTGGCATTTTTGTCCTCACTTGATAATAATAATATAATATAATGAATCGCCTTTATTAAATCTTTACGATTCTTTCCCATTTTCTTACCATAACGAATCAAATATTTAATTGCATTTGCCTGGCAGAAATCTTTGTCAATGTCTAAATTTCTAAAAACATCCATGGCTTGCATACCATGTTCATCGGTAGAATAATGTTCTCCGTATGTATTGGCAATATACTCACCAATTTCTTTTAATATTTTATCTTCATTATACTTCATCATTTTCCTCCTCTTCTTCATCATCATAGAAACCATGTTCTGCTAATGTTGCCTCAATCATTTTAGGTGAATGACCACCTTCTGCTAATTCTTCCCATGTTGGACCATCATATCCTTTCTTAGGCATTTTCCATTTCTCCTACGATTCTAGATACATCATCTTCCTTAACATTAGGAACTTCTATTGATACATCTTCAATCATTTCTTCTGTCGATTTATCTTTACTTGTTTTAGTAATCTTCTTCATGGTATATTCTCGCATGGTTAATCCAAAGTTCTTCAATGTCAAAAAATCAATCGGTGAAGGTGACATCCATGATTCTAATAAACCAGGAAAATTGAATAATTTATTTCCTTGGTCATCTATTAGATTCTCATATAATTCCGGAATATCTTTTTCTTGTTCCGTGTGAAATTCTAAAAATTCTATTTTCTTATCTACGGTATCACATTCTGCAAAACCTGTTCTTATTTCTTCTCTTGTTATCATAGTCTATCTCCTAAATATTATTAAACTTAAATTACTTAACTTGTCGCATATCCAATCATGTATGTTATGTAAATTTAAAAATACATAAACAACAATTATGAATTTAATTAAACTCATTACCTTTCTAGTATTACAAAACTACCAAAGTATCTGTCGAATACTTGGACAAGATTTTCATAATCCCCACTTGTCATTTCCGTATAGATTTTATCATTATCTAAATCCATTTTTTTCGATAATGTATCTGCATATTTGAGTAAACAAAAAGCATTGCCATCTTGTTCTGTTAAGTCAATAACTATCTTATCTGACTTCTGTTTTTTTCTTATCATAGTTGTACCTCATA